GAAAATCTTCTTATCCCGCGCATATTCCGCGTACGCCGCGTCGAGATTCCGCTGAGAATCGTCGATAACTTTTGCGCGTTCAGCGTGTTTTACACGGAAATCCTCCATGAACTTGCCGCCATCAATAACAAACCGATTTACATTCGGGTCCCAGAAGCGGTACGGATTCTTAGTACTTTGGCGGCCGAGTTTAGTTTGTCGCATACGCTTACTTTGCGGCGTAGGCTTACCAGTCGCGGCCGGTTGTGTGACGGCCGGTTGCTTTGGAGCCGGAGGCGCTTTAGGCGGCTTTGGTGTTGGAGCCGGCTTTGGCGGCTTGGGCGGCTTAGGCACGGGTACGGGTTTAGGAACCGGAGGCGTAACCGGCGGCTTTGGCTTCGGCGGCCGACCCGGCTTACGCTTAGGCGGCGGCGGAACTGGAGGCGTAGGCGGCGTGACAGGCGGGACAGGCTTCGGAACCGGCGGCGCTGGAGGTACAGGTACTGGAACCGGCTTATTCGGCTTCGGCTTATTTAGGTCTGGTCGTCGTACCGGTTTATGCAATTGGCCATCCGGTGGCAACGTCACGGAACCATCGACGTCACGCAAAGGCTTGATAGTAACCTGCGGTCCCCACTTCGGGTTATTATTCACGCCGATAAGACTATCTAGAGTAACTTCCCCGGCTTTGTATTTCTGATAACGAGTCGGCCCAAAGATAGCACGGATTTCGTCGTCCGTCATGCCGGCCATGAGTTCTTTCGGTCCAGCCGCCGTGTATTTAGGCACTGGACTACTTGTGTTCCCGGTGAACCATGACGGGTCTGGAACGATAGGTATCATTACGCACCGGCACATCGGATGCGATGGCATTATCTCGTCTTTAGAATAGACTTTTCCGCTGAGCGCCAAACATCCGAGGCAAACCCGGCCATCCTGAGCGGCTTGCCGTTCGTATCCCATAACGATGTCGTTCTGTTTGTAGACATCGCGTTGGGCTTCTCTGGCCGAACGGATTAGTTCGGTTCTTGCGATTACTTCGACGCGCTGACGTGTTACATCCTGATATCGCTTGTAAAAGTCGCGAGCCAATTGCCTTGGGTTCGTTTGGCGAACGGCATTGTTCGTCAGGAAGCCGGCAAGACTTTCACCGACATTATTCGGCATGGCCGCGAGCGTATCCTTCAGCGGACCAGAATCCAGCGATGCCACCAACGCCTGAACTTGCCCTTCGTTTAGGCGCGAGAAAACGGCCTCGGTTTCGACGCCGTCTGGTAGTAATGATGTTACGACGTTGCTCGAACCATCATTCGCCGTGCGGACTATCTTTTCGCGGCCTTCTTCTATTACCGATTGCGCGGCTGGAGCGATGTCGTCGAGCGCCTTCCGAATATCGGCGATTGTTTGCTGAAGCGACAGGAGCGTTTGTTCCTGAACAACGGTTCGCGGAACGCCGTTATCTTCTTGTTGCTTTATCTTACGTTCGAGGCGTTGTATCTCTTGCTTGGTTACGAAGTTTAAATCGGCATAGACCATGCGAAGCCGCTTCACGGTATCCGCTTCGCGAGCGGTAAGTGAATTGCGGAACTTCGCGACGGCCTTATAGATGTCGGCTTCTTCGCCGGTTGCTTTAACTATTCGTCCGGCAGAATCTCGAACCCGTAGAAAGGGCGATTGTAATACGGAACCTCATGTCCGCTCTTAGTGCCTTGTGGACTTCCAGTTTCTCCATCCTGTGGAGATTGTGTATTCGTAGCGAACATTACGCCTTCGTCTTTAGCGTCCGGCTCGATGCCGACCATGCGTTTGCTTTGCGCTCGGTCAATAATGCCGGCTTTAAATAGGCGCTCAGCGCGAACGGCCATCGCATCGTAATCGTCGGCCAATGCACGAACGTCGTCGTAGTTGTATGCGATGTATCCGCCGGTGTCGCCGAAGTCCGGCAAAAGGTTTATCGTCAATGTGTCAGCGATGACGCGCAAGGTAGGAATCATTCCATCCTCCCAAGCGGCTTGCTGAGCGAATTCATAATTGCTGTATGTAGACCTCTCGAGACCCGAACCAAGGCCGAGAACCATTGGGTTCAGGCCGAGCGCCGAACAAATGCGTTCTTCTGGCAAACGGCGAATGGAATCCAAAGCAAGTTCCTGCGGCGTAAAACTCACTTTATCCATCTTGTATGCACCGGTCATTACGACAACGCCGCCGGCGTTATCTCCGGTAAGATTCTCGCGAATGGCACGTTTCATAGTTCGTGCGTCATCCGGTGAAATGTTATCCGCGTTATTATTGGAATCCGGCCCGATAACAATGCTTGGGATGCCACCATTAGCGAGTAGGCCATAAGCCGTCGCGGAGGCCATATTGTCAGCGGCGATTTCACGCAAGGCGGACTGTAGCGGGGAACGCCCCAAACGTATATCCGCCGGGTCGCGACCATAACGGAAATGAATCATGTCGCTGAGCGGAATGTCGTATTGGCGGCCATCGGTGGAATAAACGTAATGCGTTATCGGCGTTACGCCGTCGCCGACTGGACGAACCATGTCTTGCGGAAGGTACTGAAGTCCGACTACTTCGCCGCGACCAGACGTACGAATCTTACGGACATAAGAGTTGCCGAACGCTTTGTAATCGGTGATAATCCATCCCCAAACAAGCGAAGCGGTAAGACCCGGCATCGGTTCTTGAATAAGTGTTAGCACCGGATGCTCTTCTACGGTTTCGTATTCACCGTTACCGAGTGGAATTCTGAGTTCGGCCACGGCTTGCGGGAAGTTCCGAATATACCAGTCCATGCCGACAGCGACAACCGAATTCAATAATAGGTCGCCGGATATGCGGCTCCAGTCTTTTTGGCTTCCGGGAAGCGTTCGGCGCAATAGAGAAATGAACTGACCATTGCCATATCCGGTAAAGAAGTTATCGCGGCTTTGGTTCAGCGGATTCGGAACCGGCTTACTCGGATTTGCATAGGCTTTCAGAACATCAAATATTCCCATGCCATGAGTATCGCACAAAAAGAAAGGCCCGACCAGATGGCCGGACCTTTATGTGGACTCGTGTGGACTCTAATACGGATGCTTATACTCAGCGAGGCGGCGTCCACCATAGACTTTACGTTTTCGCCAAGCGGCTCCATAACGGACGGCAATAATGACATGAGGTTCCGGGTTCCACGGCTTTACCGCGAGATAAGTAACGTAGTACATCTCTTGGTTAATCCTGACTTTGTACTTACCGTAATCCTGACAGATTTCAACTGTCTCCAGTTTGTTCTGGAAGAACAAGTCCAGCGCGAGCGCCATCGGCTCGTCTAGTTCGCATCGTTCGGTTTTACCAGCGAATTGGCGATAATACTTTTCTTTTGTCATTTGCTTCTCCTACTTACTTGATGTTGCGATTGATGCGGCGCTCAGCGGACTTCCAGAGGTCGCGGAGGAACTGAGAATCTTTGCCAGCGAAAACGGTTTCGAAATGCTCGTTCAACAAAGCGATGGTGACTTCGGCATAGGCCATAATTTCCATAGCGCGGTGAATGTCGGCTTTCTTGAGTTCCTTGCTCATCTTGTCAAGGTTAGCAATCTTCGCGTAGAGGCTGAGTCGGTTCGGTGTAGTATTCATGACGTAACTTTACCCGAGTTTTACCGGGTACGCTCGAACTTTTCAGAAAAAGTTTTATTTATTTCTTAGTATGCCATTAGCGTATTCTTGCGTTGGCTAACGGTATAAGCATATACCTCGGCATCCACCGAGTCGTCATGGTGGCCGATTGGGAACGACAATAGTTCGTCCGTGAACCATTTCGGGAGCGACGCCGAATGAACTACGAGACCTTGTTCGTATCGCGCTTCCAGCGCCGTGAAACGGGTTACTTTATCTTTATCCGGCCGGATGCCTACGACTGGAAGTTTCGTCGTCCGTAGGAGTTCTTGGATAACGGCCGCCTGATACTGAACATTCTCTATTCCGATGCTTTTCGGCTTCCATTTATCGGCCATTTGCTTTACGAAGTTGATTACCTGATGGAACGGCGCTCGCATACGGGCAACGTCCCGGACATAAACGGTTCCATTATCCAGAATGCTCATGGCCACGATGCTTGTGTAGTCGGCCGTAGCCTTCTCGGATATGGCCAAGTCCACGCCTAAGAATACCGGTGCGTCTTCGTCGAAGTCTCCCGAGCGCAACCATTCGCGGCGAATACGAGCGCCATCCGCGTTTAAGAACTCGGCTAGATACTCTTGGCGATAGGCCATGCTCGGTAACGAACGGCTCGCCGCTTCCACTTCGGCCGGGTCTATGTGCGGATTCGCCGTTGTTGGCATCTGCCACGATTGCCAGTTTTCGTCGGCTAGATAGTTCTCATAGAGAACATGGAAATAGTTATGGCCGTTCGGCGTGGAAAAGAACCATGCATTCCCTTTATAGTCGGTAAGGGTAGGCCGCAATGCTTTGTTCCATGCTTCTTCCAGATAAGGCGTCATGGCCGCTTCGTCTACGGCGATAGCACCATACTTACGGCCTCTAGCGACCGTTGTTGGGTCCATGAGCGTCCAGTAATCAATAACGCCGCCGGTTAGCAGTTCTATTCTTGGGGCCGGCATTGTCACGGCTCTGGAGATTATGGGAGCATACATCTTCCGGTGAGAGAGATACGCTTCTTCCAACAAGCGGTAGTTCGGCGCGAACCAACCGAATGGAAGGCCTTTGTCGATAACGATTGGCGCGATGAGGTTGCCACCAAGCGTCGTCTTACCCCAACGGCGGCCACAAGCCAAAACATTAAAGCGCTTCGCCGTTCGGATAACTTCGGCTTGGGCTTCATGTAATTGTGGCAACGATAAACGTATCTCTTGCACGGACTACCTAGAAACTCTCTTTTGTGTATTCCACGATAATCTTCAGAGGGCCGGCATCAGCACCGACCATTTCCTGCCGAGCGGACCATTGGTCTTTGCGCCGGCGCTCTAGCCACCATGCGGCCGCTTGCCATGTGCCTTCCTGAGCGGCCTTAGCAATAATAGCGACGTTACGTACGGCCGCGTCGGCTTCCGCTTTTTCAATTGCGTCCGAGAAATCCGGTTTATCTTTGAGCCAAACGGCAAACGTATCTTCCGAAATACCGGCATAAGCGCATGAATCCCGCCGGGTATTGCCGGCGCTCAGCGCGTTCACGATTTTCTGCACACGTTCGATGTTGTATTTGGTTGGTCGTCCTGCCATATTATTTCCACCTAAAAAGAACTTCACCCGGCTTCTTTGTGTTGTGCCGAATCCATTGTGGGAAGTCGCGAACCAGAGCATTCGCGGCTTTCATCTGCAACTCCGGTGTGCGCCAATCGCAACAGCCGCCTCGGTTATTCCAATGTTGCCAATTAATAAGAACGGCGTCGCATCGCAGATTTGCTCCATATCTTAGGATTTGCATAGCGGACATCCCATAATCGTCCTTCAATGTGTAATCCAGCGGATAAGGAATGTCGTGCGGTCGGAAGAGAACGCAACAGCCGACATTAAACTTATTCCGGGTAATCGGCTTTCCTTGGTAGTTCAATATATTCGCCGTAGGCGCTACACCAACGTGGTGAATTCCCGGATTATCGTGAAGCGCCCGAAGCATGAAATGTAATGCGTCTGGCAATGTTGCTTTTACGGCCTTGTATTTCTGGTCTGTTGCGGACCATTCCGCCATCGCAACGCCTTTGTAATCATCGCTCATCTGGAAATACGGCTTACCTGAAGCGTTACCGAGGTCTAGGATGAGTTGCCGGCCTTGCATGAAATGCTCTTGGATAATGATGTTCTCTGCACCAAACATCCTATACGCTCGAACTTCTTGCTTTTCTACGACCCAATTCACCGTCCACGGACTATCTTTTAAACATTCGTATCGAGCGACGTTTTCTGGCCGGCCTTTCGATTGAATATAGATGGTGGCATCGACTAAGTTATCCATTGTTCCTCATTTCGTTGGCACGGCGGATTTCGCGGCTCGCCCGAACTTTATTTGCGCGTTTCAATTCTTCTAGCGGCTCTAGGCATTGCCACATCTTCGCCAGAGAGTAGTAAACGATAGTGTAACGGTAAGCGGCCGCCGTTGTATACCCGATAGGCGTGACGCCGTGTAGGAGACTCTGGCCATCAAACAATAGTAGCGAACCGTTATTATTCTTAATGAGAGTGTCGATTTCCGGGCAAGCGAGGTATCCGCCGGTGATTCCGTTTCGTAACGTAACCATTGCCGACCATGCCTCTTTGAAATTACCTCGGTCGTAATGGTAAGGCAATTGCGAATTCTTGTTCACGACGCCCGAGGTAAAGACAGTCCCGCTGATTCGCCAATCAGGTAAGACTTCGTCTGTTTGTTGAGAATGTTTCGCATATACGACCGGGTTACGTTCTTTATATAATGCGTCCAGTTGGCCACCGAGCGCCGCCAAACGTGCCATCAGTTCCGGCGAATCATTCGTCATGCGAGTCGCTTGGCAATTCTCTCTTGTGTACACCGGGTTTCGCGGCGTATATCCGAATGTAAGATTCTTAGGAGCGATGCCGCTTTGGCGCGTTTGTGTCCCGAACTTACTGACCTTCAGATGTGTTACGAGGCCGGCCGGAATATCGACGGCATTGCGGAGATATATGATGGCCGGAACGTCTGAACCGTTTAGGTAAACGATTGTGTCGTCCTCGATAACCTTAGAACAATGCGCCGGTGAAGCATATTGTTTGTCCCATTGCTTGAGGTCAATCTTGTTCTTCGTCAGTCTCAGTGTTTCCATCAACTTCCTCCACTCCGAGCAACCTCTCCACGACCTCTGCAAAGTCCTCTAAGCCGCTTTCCTCCATATAGCGCTCGAATGCTTTCACAACGATTTCGTATCGCTCCAGCGCGTAATACAGAACGATTTGCCGTACATCGTTCGCAAGGTATCGGTCTTTCTTCTCTGGAAGCGATAGGCCGATTTGGTCCTCTTGTTGTGCGATTTCGCCGATTAATGCATCAAGGTCAGCAGAACTATAACCCGTTCCTTCAAGTCCGATTTCGGTGGCCGCCAATTCCGAAAGAATGTCGGCAAGTTTCGTTTCATCGTCTTGCCCCAAGCGTGTCGTTCGGTTATCCGCCATAAGAATCCGCAGTTCTTGTTTTGCGTCCACATCTACCCACGTAACTGGTACGGCGTCCCAACCAAGCGCCTTCGCGGCCATAACGCGATGATTACCGGCCAGAATGTGATTATTCCGCTTGTTTACGACTACGGTTCCATACCAGCCGTTTACCGCCAAGGAACTCTTAATGGCCTCTACGTCGCCGTTATTGGCGTTCCGGGGATGATGTTTCAGTAGAGCAATATCGACCGATTCTACGGACTCGTTTATGATTCGCATTCTTCTTCCTTCTCGTTTACTTTCATGCCAGATTCATATCCATAAATCCAGACTTGTACCTCTCGTTTGGTGGCCGCCACGAATACCGGGTCGCAAGTGAAATAGTCCATTCCCGGCGATGCCACCTTCCATTTACCTTGATAGTTGTACAATTCTAGTCCGTAGTTCTTTAACTGTGAACTTAAATCTGCCATTCGGGTTACGTCAGAATATCCGGTTTTCATTCGGTCTCCTCCTCTTCTTCATTTGTTCCGAGCATTTCCATGACCATGTCATAGATTTCGTACCAGCAAACGTCTCCGAGCGTACCAATAACAATGTCTTGCAGGAGAGAACCCGGCGGCAAATCTTTGCCGTGATTCTCAGCAACGATGATGTCATGTACGAAATCCTTGACAATCTGGCCGTCGTCATAAGTTCTATCCGCGCTGAGCCGGCCTCGCAGGATTTCTACAGATTCATCGCCATCATTCTGAATGTGTAACGCGACCATCCATGTCGCGTGATTATGCCAACCGTTCATTTGCTTCTCCAGTTGTTTGCGTCAGTTCATCCGCCATCTTGTCGGCGACTGATAAATCAGACGTAATGTAATAGGCCAAGTACCAGACGGCTTTAATCAGGTCTTGTTTATTGTGTTTGTGTTCGTGCCGGAGAATGTATTTCACTACATTCCCCAACACAAAGCCGAACCCGTATTCCTCGATGACTTGCATCGCCGTTATGCCGCGAAGGCGATAATGCTCTCTCATGGATGTCTGTCGACACGCTTGATATATGTACGGCCGTTCTTCGTACCTTTCTCAATAAGGTAGAAGATTTCGTCTGGATACCAATCGTTTTCAAAGGAGAGCGGCCGGCGATGATACAGATGCAGATATTGCGTTCCGCAAAGCGGGAAATGAACGCCGCCTTCGAAGCCGTGGAACCGGTCTTCCATCATGCTCCATGCATCCGCTTTGGTTGGGAATTCAATGAGGTCACGTCTGTCCGGGTCGCCGTATCCCTCCGCGAACCAGAGGCCCCAAACTCTCATTGTTCCGTGACCTTTAGATTCATCAGGATGTCTACGGCGGCTCTCATAACATCTGAATGGTAATAGTCACCGGCGAACGGCGTTATCGTGATATTTCCCCAATCAGCGCCGGTTGTGAAACCTTTACTGAAAAGCCGGATGCCAGCGATTTCGGCCATAACCATAAACTCAATCTGGTTGGTGTCTGTTTGCCCGATAAGGTGAATCGTAATTTCGTGCGGCAATGTGTACAGAACGTCTTCTTCCAATTCTTTGACACAATGCTCGAATACCGCTTTCACGGCGTCGTGAATACTCGTCTTGAATTCCACTTTCGCCGGATTATTCGTGGCGATTTTGAGGTTGTGGTAGAAACCTTTCATTAAATCCATATCAACTCCTGAAGGGAGAACGACCGAAGCCGCTCTCCCGGTTTACGTTTACGCGAACGGGTCTTCGATGTCGTCCGTCTGGACAGGTTTAGCAACCGGCTTTACCGACGCCGGCTTTTGCTTCCGGCTGACGTTGTCGATAGTATTGATGTCGCGACCTGCACGGTTCTGAGTCTTCGTCACCGTCACGTTCCACTCGTAACTCCGGACTTTGTCGAGGGTTAGTTGAGAATATTCCGCTTTGGTGAGGCGCTTCCCGAACATCTGGTCCATCAACTTGGTCAAGTTTGCTTCGTCCGAGCCGAACCATGTCTTAGTGAATTTCACGAACCGGAACGGCGTTCCAGCGTCGTCGCCGACCTCGTTCGTCTCCCATATCCACTTGAAGTTCGCTACCTGAATTTCCGGGTTACTGAAGTCTGGCCGCATAACCTTCTCACAATCCACCAGAACACAAGAGTATGTCCCGCTTGGAGCGACTGAGAAGTCGGTCACGCCGCCTTCTGATGCAAAGTTCATTCTTACTTTTTCCTTCTGTGCGACTCGCACTACTTTCATGCCACCATCGGTGGCGACGGAATGTTACCGCGTATTTCTTTATTTGAAAAGTAATAAAGAAAACTTTCTTACGGTAATCCGGTACAGCGTTAGCGTCCGTACCGGTTACCGGGTAACAAACCTTTCCCATAAGCCGCTCGCACAACGGCTTATGGAAGGGGATTTATAAAGGGGAAACCATGACTAGTTTCTAGTTCTATTACTTAAGGGAACCATTCGCTGAAACTAGTCGAAATCCTCATACATATCGTCAATCCATAGGCTCATAACTTCGCTGATAACGGGCAACCATTCCTCAGCGGAAATCTCATTCCGATAGAGTTCGTTATTGACATCAATGACTCGTTCGACAAAATCGTGAACATCATCGGTTCCGAATGGCCTCGCAACCCAATCGGCATGATGCTCAAATACTGTTGTGAGAATGCCGGCGGCCATATACCAAGACCAATGCTCTGAATCGTTTAGCATTATGGCCGCATCGGTAAGAATCGCTACCAATAATGTTTTATCGAATTGGGTTTCATATGTCGTGTAATACTCAGTCCTGCTGGAATTCCAGTTATCGACCGAGACCGATAGTAATACTAACTCTGAATTAAACATCTAACTTCTCCCGTGACTTGTAATAGTGAATTGCGCGGCGCTTGCCTTCCAGAGTGGAAAGCGTTCCATAGGACACTAACTCCTTGAGCATCCTAATAACGGCCGTTCGGTTACCGCCGACGCGTCGGTGTACGTCATTCGTATTCGGGAGCGTCTCCAGAATCTCCTCTGTAGCGTCCGAATTCCTGATTGGGTCATACGTCGGTATCGCGTCAAGTATTCTCGTCTGTAAGTCAACTTCTATCGCCTGAACGTCGGCCGGTAGCATCACGGTATTGTCGTTTTCGGTGACAATCGTCCATGAGATGTTCAGATATTTCGATTCTTCGCAGTGACGGTTCTTTGTCGCTTTCATGGTATAGACGTTGTCCCGCTTACTGATGCTAAAGACCGTATCTGCCTGAGCGGCGATATCTCCAGCGCCGCGCATTTGTTCGTGAGCGACGCCGCTTTCGGTTCCCATCTTTCGGTTGTGATGAAGCGCCAATATCGCACAACCCGTTTGCTTTATTTGCTTAAACGAACGGTATAGCGATGACATACGACTATTGTCGTTTTCGTCTTGGCCATGAACCCGGACGAACGTATCAATAATTACGAGCCGGATGCCATACTCCCGAATGGCATTCAGAATCTGCTCCATATGCTTCGGGTTGTCGAGCCTAACACCTTGTTGGTCCATGTAATACAAGGTCTCTGGACTCGCTGAGAGTCCATTGAGACGATGATACATACCAGTGACTCCCATTTCCTCGTCGATATATAAAACATTGCAAATAGAGACTTCCAGTTGACCGAGCCAATATCCGCCTGATGACAGACATCGAACCAAATCAGCGGCTACCCAAGACTTACCGCCGCCGGCCGGAGCGCTAATAAACGCTAATCCGCCGGATAGTAGGACATCATTTACAAGCCAATCAAGTTCACCAAGTTCGGTGACCTTTCGTTGCATATCAGGCCATCGTAAGATTTCCAGTTCGGCGTTTGTTTCCTTGGCCGGTTCGTTATCTGGTATCGTATTTGCGGCCCAAACAATCCACGCTCGTTGGACCTTATCCGCGACGGCGTTTTCATCCAAAGGCGGAAGGCAATAACGAACATTCCAGTCGTTCGCGAAGTCTATTGCCGCTTCAATCGGGAAACCTTTGGCCCGAAAGAATCCGACCAAGGTTGTTAGTGCATTATCCCGGCCGCCGAAATGTCCGCCGCCTTCTGGATGTTGCTGAAATAATGCAGTCCACGGATTTTCGGTGTCCTCTCCTGACGCTTCTGGCCGGACCCGTTTAACCGGGACTAGCCTCTCTAAGTTATCGAACCAATCATCGCTCATTTGCTTCTCCATAAACGTGTGCAATTATGCACGGCAAGTCTACCTCGGCCATTGTTATTGCGAAATTCCACCAAGGATTAGTCTTGGCCCTCTGTAAGTTCTCCCATAGTCCCACTACGGCCGTATCTAAATCATCAATAATTCCTCCGTTAGGCGTGAATATTCTCGGTGTAGCGCGACCAAGTAAACCGGCTTCGGCGCTTGCTAACAGTGCGTCTAGGCGCTTGTCATTGAAATGCGGATGCCACCGGGATTCGGCCTCAGCCGGTTTTATTCCCGGACATTTCAATAACCGAACCGGCTTCGGATTCGCTTTATCTTTCCAGTTCAATGTTCCAGCGACGCGCAAGATTCTGTCGACGTTAGCGACGTTATCTGTACCTCGGCAGATATGCTCAGCGAATAAACGAATGTTCGTTTCTACGGACTTACGGTCCCGTTCGCGGCTTACGTCACGGATATTCGTCAGTTTCTTGTATCCGTGCCAACCGTTTCCGGAAGTCACAATAATGTCGCAGTCGCTAAGTAATTCTTCGGAACTGCCGTTTACCTTGTTATCCAAATCTATCCAAACAATGCCGACCTGATGCACGGCTTCCCGGCCGCTTTTCTGTCCCGGATAAGCGATGTTCGCCCTCGGGCATACTCCGACGTAAACGTCGTATTTCTGGTAGGCCAAGTTACAGCAATGCTGAGCCAGATTAACTATCTTCTTCGGTTGGAGGTCATCCGGTAAACGTAACCAATCACGCCGTATAGGAGCATCGATGCGGCTTATCGAACGTATCTCCACGAAGCCGGCAGGATAATGCGAATACATTGCTTTAAGGAACTGTATTACTTCCGCCGGCTTACATTCTGCTAACAAGGCGTATGCTCCTCGGCGATGCCGATATGCTTGGCGATAACTTTAGCGGCTTCGACCCAAGAATAGCAAACGGCGAACTGATAACCATATGGCAATAAGTCGCGCTGGAATTCGGCTTGCGAAACGCTGAGTTTATTCTTTCCGACTTTCATTTCTATCCATAGGCCGGGAGCCGGCGCTGGAACGAAGATATCCCATACGCCGCTCTTGACTCCCATTGCTCGAAGTTTAGCGGCGTACCGAGGTTCGCGTTGGCCGCCGTTAGGAGTATGGTAAACCAAAGCCAATAGCGGATAAACGTGAACCATACTCTTAACCCAAGTCATAAGGAATATTTGTTCCTTATCTTCTAAATGCTTCATGCAAAATCTTCCAGAGTAAACCCGGCCTCCCGAATCTTGGCATATGCCTTCTGGAGAATCTGGTCCACTCTTGCTCTTGTTATTCCAAGCGATTTACCGATTTGCTGATAGGTTTCTTTTTCATGGCCATTCATTCCATGCGACCTCAGCAGACAAGTAAGTTCACGTTGGTCTAGCAATGATAACGCCAAAGCCACCGAACCGGCCGGATGTTCCGCCAATACAGCGTCGTACGGCCTTGTGGATTCCGCATCGTTCAAGACGACATTATCTATCATCATGTCTTCGATATGCTTATCGGTCTTATGCAATACTGTTGAGTCCATACTTATTGGTTCTGTTTCAATCGCGTGTTTTATTGTTCTGAGCGTGGCCATCGGTAAACCCAATATCTTGTGCATTTCTTCTATTGTTGGCATTCGGCCATAAGTCAACTGGAACGCCGATTCATGCTTTGAATAGTTGATTACCTTGGCGCACATATGGTCTGGAATGCGAATCACTTTCCCGTAGTTGTTCACCGACCGGCCCATATGTTGGTGAATCCATGGAACCAGAACCGTGCTGAGCCGATTCTTTTGGCTTACGTCGAACCGGTCTAGAACAACCAATACGGCGCACATTCCAGCGTTTATCAAGTCATCATATGGAAGGCCGCGATTTAAATGCTTGGCCGCCATCGTCCTAATGAGTCCCATATTGCATAAGACTACGGCGTCAGCGACTTCTCTTTTGTGGATATCGTTCTGATAGCAGTACACAAGGAAATATTCTTCAGTTCGCGTAAGAAGGCGATATTGCTCAAGACGTAAACGCCTGAGCAATACCTTTACGCGTTGTTGGCTTCTACTGGCCGGTAAGTTTTCGGACACGATTTAACTTCTCAGATTCGTACTTCAATGCGTCCGGTATATTTGCAATAAATGCGGCTCCGAGCAACAACAGGATGGCGAATATAACTCCATTATGCAACGAGTTCTTGATGCGTTCGCGCCGATAATATTCGGCATTACATGAATCAATCGCCGCTCGCGTCCGGCTGGAATCGTGCATATCTCTCCACTCGTTTGTTCGGCACATGGTGCAAACATTGTCACTCCCATATACCTCGTTGGCGCAATCTTTACATCGTTTCATTTCATTCTCCTAACGCCGGCATCATCGCCGGCAGTGAACTTTACCCCGACTTTGGCATCCTGACATAAAACTTTTCAAATAACTTCTTTTCATTTCGTATAATAGGCGGTAAAACGTCACCGAGCGGCCACGCCGTTCAGGAGAAGTAAACTATGGAGAAGCAACCTAACGCCGATTTGCATTCGGCGATGGTCGCCGTTCAGGCAAAACTGAAAGGCGTCCAGAAAGAAGGCCGGAACCCGGCATTCAATTCCAGATACATGACGCTTGACAGCATCATCGAAACCTTACGGCCATTATTGACCGAAAACGGCTTATTCGTCACACAAGATATTCCCGACGAACGATATAACGCCGAAGGCCGTTTAGTCAGCATCGTCATTGAAACTGTTGTGCGCCACCAATCCGGCGGCACTCTACATAGCCGGGTTATCATTCCGGTTACCAAACCGGATGCACAAGGCGTCGGCGGATGCATCACTTATGGCCGCCGTTATGGCCTTTGTGCATTGTTTATGATTAGCGCCGATGATGACCTCGACGGTAATGACGCCGTCGCGCAAAAGACATATTCGCCACAAACAAACCGGCCGGTGCAGAAACTACAGCCGCTGAGCGAAACTGGAGAAGGTAGATAGCAATGGAATTAGTCAAGATTGGTGAAGACTTTTACGATGCCGAGACCGGTGAATACGCCGGTCCCGCTTCAGTCGAAGCATGGCCGACGGTTATCGATAACGAAGATGCCGCATTGTTTATTTCTAGGAAGATTCTTCAAGCCGAATCCGAACTGACGGCTAAGTTGCTCGAACAAGAAGCCGTTATAAAGAATCTGGAGACAATGGTAAGGCGGCAACGGAGTAAGGTCGAATACTTCCGTAAGACATACAACGAGCAACTGAGCGAATACGCTTTTCAGCAATTGCCGCGTAAGGCCGATGGCACGTTTGCCGCTAAGACTTGGACAAACCCGTTCTTATCGGTGCGATTCACTACCGTGAAGCCATCGCTGAAAGTAGAAGACGAAGGAAAGGTTTTACGGTTTGCCGAACTGCATACTCCCGACGCCGTCAAAGTTACTAAGTCGGTGTTAGTCAGTAAGATAGACGCTGTCATGAAAGAACGATTAATGGCAGATGAATTGTTGGCCACCAATCACGGATTCCGAATAGAACCCGAGCGCCAGACGGCCACGATAAAGACAGGAATAAAGGAAGAGGAAGGTAAGTAAATGGAAAAGCCACAAGTTTGGTTTTATTACACGACCGAAGGTCATTGGGCATTAGTGAATTCGCTTCATTATAAACCGTTTCGGCAAGGCGCCGTCCCGGCCGGCCATATCTACGAATTCGTTTGCACAATGATGGAAACATTAACGCCTATCACTTGGATTAATCTTAGCCCGATGAGCGTTCAGGACTTCAAAGAACGCGTCGCGTAAACGGGAAGAAACGAGGCCTATCATTCGGTAGGCCTTTGTCTTATCAAAGAAATAATAAAACTTTTTTCAGAAAACTTCGAGCGTAACCTAAAAACCGGAGGTAAGGTTACGTCATGAATACTCGAACTCAACTGCGCTCCTTCTGCTACTTCTGCGGAGAGCATACCGCCGTCACGAACGGCGTTCTCGCTGACCACGGTTACCGCGTTCCCGGTTTCGGCCACCGGACCTCCGGTTGTCCCGGTTCCCATTGTTTGCCAGTGGAACAATCCACTGTTCAGATTGAGAAGTCCATCCGAATCAATCGCGAATACATCGCTTCCGCTCCAGAAAAGATTGCGAACATTATCGCTTCCGACCTGAAGCCTTACATGAAGAATAGCGAAGTTGCTCGCATCGAACGCGGCGTCATGGCCGCTCAGGCAAACATTCCTACGGACGAACAAGCGCTCGCGAACTGGACAGCCAAGGAACTTATCGAAGTTGACCTCGTTATTGAAGCCGCCGAAAAGAAAACTGCAGTAACCAATACCCGTCGCGCTTCACTTGAAGCCAAACTCGCCAAAGTTCCTGCCCGAAAAGACCGCGCTTACAAGCATTTCCAAAAGCAACTGACAATCTGGGCAAACGACCCAACGGCCGAATCCTACCAACGAATGCAGATATCCTGCCTGAAGTCTTACGAGGAAGAACTCGGTCGCATTCAACGCGAAGAATCTGAGTGGAACACAAAACTCAGTTTTATGAAATGAAAGGAAACCGGGAGGCCTTCGGGCCTCCCAAATCATTATGAAACACAACCGAATAATTATTCTTGGCGGAGCCGGCTTTGTCGGCTCTAATCTTGCATTACACCTATCGCGTTACCGTCTGTCCGAGGTAACAGTTTTCGATAACCTGAGCCGCTTGGGTTCGGCCGACAATGTACCTGACCTCATTCGGGCCGGTGTAAGATTCGTTCACGGTGACGTTCGTAGAGACGAAGATATGCGCGGCTTATCCATGTTCGCGCCAGACTTGGTCATTGATTGTTGTGCCGAGCCGGCTGTCACGGCCGGTTACGACGCGCCGAAAACGGTTTGCGACATAAACCTCGGCGGCACAATAAACGCTCTGGAATTAGAACGTCGATGCGACGCTGACTTTATGTTCTTATCGACTTCACGGGTTTACCCGATATTCAGACTTCGGCAAACCAAGTTATTGAATTTAGGCGATACTTTACAGTTCAGTGATGACCAAGTATTACCCGGCGTGAGCGGCCTCGGAATAACAATAGACTTTCCGATGAGCGGCGTCCGGTCTTTATACGGCGCGACTAAATACGCCTCCGAACTTCTTATCGCTGAATACGCCGATATGTTTAATGTTCGGGCAATAGTGAACCGTTGTGGAGTTATAGCAGGTCCTAGGCAAGCCGCTCATCCGGGCCAAGGCATATTCACTTATTGGCTTATGGCACATCATAATGAATCGGCATTGAAATATATCGGTTGGGGCGGACGCGGCCTCCAAACGCGGGATATCTTACACGTCGACGATTTATGTGAATTAATCGTTCGGCAATCGTACGACTTTAAATTCCATCTACACCGAACATACAACGTCGGCGGCGGCGTAGCGAACGCATTGTCTTTGGCAGAAGCGACCGAAGTTTGTCAGAGCATTACGGGCAACAAGATTCCCATCGGGTCGGAA